TTTCGTTGATATATTTCCAAGCCTCCTTTGGTAACCAACCTTGGGTATTATTTATTACTTCTATGACCAGTAACCTATCATTGCTATCTAGATATTTGGTTATTTTGTCAGATACTTCTTGGGCTGATTGATAATTAGATCTAATTAAATAGGACGATTTCCAATATGTACACCAAGCTCCATCACTTGCCGATTTGATTGCTTGGATAACATTTTCATAATCTTGTCCCGCTTTATTCAAATCATAAGTAATAAAATAACGTTTTTTCATTCCACTCACCTCCTTTCTATATCCATTATAGCAAACGCGGAGGTGAGGGAAGTAATACTAATAAACAGATGAAGGAGGTGAGGAGATGAAGAACCCTGTAGGCGGGATTTATACAAAAGAAAATGGAGAACAATTTAATTATCAAAATAAATTTATAAGAGTTGAGCCAACAGGGGGTGATTTTTGGGACTACTTACCATTTATTGCTGTAGTGGTTTCCTCTGTTTCATTAGGCGTATCCATAGCATTTTGGGTGCTTAAAATTTTATGAAAATTAGATAAATTGTAATGGACTTTATAGAACTTAATTTTTTCTATTAGATGTTTATAAAGGAGAATATATGAAAATCATAATTAAATCAAATGTTATATCTAATGAGGAGATAAAAGAACTTGTTGAAAATTTATTCAAAATAGAAAAAGAGTACCCTGTTGAGAGCACTCTTTTAGTGAAAAAAAATTAATCTGGAGTTGTTGAATCAATCTGAAAACCTATCTTGCGACGGGGCTGCGTTAGGTCATCCTTACGAGGTACAGATACCAGTAAAAGATTTAATTGACTTATATGCTGTAAGAGCTGAACGTGAGAACCATCAGGTAGGGTGCCGTAAAAGATAATCATATCTGGTCCCCAATACCCTACATCTTCAATGCTAAAAACGATGTCTTGAAAATTAACGAGTCTACCACCTGCTTGATATTCATTGTCTAAATCTTTTTCGAAATCCTCGATTGATTTAACAATTCTTTCATACATCCATCCGGCATCGCCCCCTTCTCTAGGTTTTATTACATCCATAGCGTGAATCGCATTCGATTCAATTAAGTTTTGGTGGTTCATGTATAACCGCCTCCTTCCTGAGGTGATTATACAAACAATTATTTAAGAATACACAAAATATTCATGAAAAGTTTATGAACATCTATAAAAAGATATAAAGGAGGATTATTGTGGACAGGAATAAATTATGCATAACAGTCGCTGAGGCTGCTGAACTAGCAAGCGTTCCTCAAAATGTGATTCGTCAATGGGCGTCTGACTTTGATTTTCCGTCGATGAAGATAGGGGCCCGAGGTGGTAAGCGATTAATTCATTTAGATTTGTTTAATGCATGGCTAGGAAAACGATGCCAAGCAAGAATAGGAGAGTGAAAAATGAAAACATTAGCGTTGATTATGTTGGTTGCATGCTTCGGAATTTTGGAAGGATCCGATGTGCAAGGATACGAGTTGCATTCGTCTACAGTAATACTTTTGATCGTATGCACGATATCAGCGGTTGTTATGCTTTATAAATCATTTAAGGAGGATGAGCATTATGGACGATATTGATGTAATCGGGGCGTTATTTATTTTAGTCTTAACGGCTGCCGGTATTATGTTCTACAGCTGGTTGATTTGGATGTTGATACAATGAGGCCGCCTGTTCATATATGTAAGAAATGCGGCGTTCGACTGATTCCATATACCTATAGCTATATATTTGATTATGTCAATAGAAAGGCCATTAGAGTATGTAAGCCTTGCCACGATGAACATATCCGCCGTAAAAGTAAAAATGCTCGCACTCACGGCAATGAGTAACGAGCAAAGATAAAAAATATCCTATGTAAATTATACCAGATAAGGAGATAAAATGCCTGAAATAAAAGCAATAAAATCTAAACCTGCTGTAAATGCATTTGATTTTAATTTCTTTGCAGATAACAGGGGCAAACACGAATCATTACAAAAGGTAGCTATAGTGACTACAAATAGCTATATCAAACTTTCAATGCCGGCTTACAGAAAATTAAAAGGCCCGGAATATTTCAAGATTGGTATAGATATTAATAATAAAGTCATTTGTGTGGCGCCTGCGCTTGAAACAGAGCCATATGTAATTAAACCAACAGCAGTACAAATTGAAAGAAACACTATTTATATTTCTAAAAGCCGTAGCGTAATTCGTAAACTCCAGGAAATTGGAATCCCTAAAATTGTTGAAGGGAAATTAGTGGATGATGAATTACTGTTTAAATTCTAAAGGAGAAACTATCATGGAAAATCAAAATATCTTAACAATTAAATTCAATGACACAGAAGATCTTGCACTTAAAATCGCAGAATGGAATGAAATTTTAAACCATCAATGCTGCGGTAGTTGCCATGACAGCAAAGCACCTACAGCAACAGTTTGTGAAACTATCGATGTAGATGTGGTAACGCCTAAAGTCGAACTAAAATCTGAAAAATCTGAAGTAAAAAAAGAAAAAGAACCAAATAAAGTTGCTAAAGAGGAGCAAGAACAAGACATTCATGTGACAGACCTAGAAGGTAATCCAATAAAAGCAAAAAAAGAAGAAAAGGTCGAGCCAGTAGTAGAACCTAAACCTGCTGAAACAACAAAGGTCGAAGAACCGACTTCAGTAGAAACCCCTCAACAAGATACAGAATTAGACGTTTCCGCTGAACCTGTAGATAAAAAAGCCTTTTATAAGGAATTCCGGGAATGGATGGGTGAAGATGGGGTAAAAGCAAAAAAAGCACTTGCAATTTTTAGCAAGCATGGTGTTACTCGTCCATCTAGTGATTCTTTAACTGATGATCTCATCACCGATTTGAAATCTATCATGGCAGAGGAGGCTTAAATATGTCTAAACAACAATTTAAAAGCCAAGCAGACATATGTAAAAAGTCGCTAGACATATTACATAAGGCAATTGAACTGGACCCTGGTAACGCCGAAGAGTACCAGGCGGGTATCACATATACAGAGGATGTCATGAAAGCGTCCAATGCTATTGTAAAAGCTTATGAAATCGTAGAACCTACTAAGAAACAAAAGGCAGAGCCTGAGGCGGAGAAAGCTGAAACTAAAAGCAAGAAAACAAAGGCTACGACTAAAAAGTCTAAACCTAAAGAAGAACCAGCACCAGCGGTAAAAGTAGAGCCTGCATCTGTTGAAGAGAAGGAAACAGAAGATCTATTCGCTATGTTTGGTGATTAAAGGGGGAATTTACTGTGGAGATTGTATCCAGCACCTATATTCACAAAATGTTCGATAGCGTAATCCTAGAAGCCCCGTACGATGCGGAATATACAACTATTTGTCATCTCGATTGTGGATTTACATTTGGCGGTAGCTGGCAGCGTAAGTATTCCTATCACAATGGATATGTAACTGGTGCTAAATATTATACTTGTCCAAACTGCCATCTATCATCCAATCCCTACGATCATAAGATTTGCTATTCCATTAATGATGAGAAAGTATATCCTGTGACAGCCTATGTAGAAGTTATCAACTATAAATATTTTTTAGATTTAAAGATTAAATACCAAGGTATACAGCTTTTCTTTGATGGTAGAAAAAATGACCACGGAATGTGCACGGAAACATTGCGATTCGACTTTAAAAAACGTAAAGCTACATACATTGATAGATTTAGAGTTCGCCACGAACTCACTGTTGATTATATTCGTGAGAACGAAATTATGCCTGTGCTTAAATTCTTTTGTGATTCATATGCCATGACAGACTTTAATCGAAAGTTTTTAAATAAAACATTTAAAGCTTTAAGAGTTATGTTTGAAAAACGATTGAAAAAAACATATGGCTATGGGGCTAAGGATATATATGTGTCACCTAGCGCCACTGAAGAAAACGGCTATCATTTCACAATGTTACTTAATATGATTTTGAAATTATCGGCGCCAGATATGCCTGGCATTGTGAGTCTAATGAGACAGTATGTATATTGGACCAATGCTTATAGCTTATATCGATACACACACATCCCCTTCGAAGAGGATGTGTTAACAGCTACAAGAAAGGGGATGAACTTTCAAGCGGCGCTTAGACAGTCGTATAAATCACCTAATAGCAGGGCATTACGAAAGTGTATGGTTGATGATCCGTTAAGCGTATATATGTCTGATATCCTCAATCTTTTCAGCGACGAAAACTGCAGACGCACTATTCTTACACTACAACGCAGCTATGAAAGTGCTTGCCCATATACTGGCAAGATTCATAACGCTAACGATTTTCGTAAGGCTATGAAGCTAAATACACCTCATTCTAGAGATATGTGGCAAAAACTAATCGAACGCTTCGATGAACCTGCTATATTGCGGTGGTTACTTGGTGAGGATATCCGTGATATAGCAGATTGCGTTGATATGTACGTAAAACTAGGACCAAAATACCAGGATGTTTTATGGGAAAAGCGATTCAAGCTAAAACAGTTCCACGATGAACTTATCAATTTGTTTAACAAGCAAGAGTACGGAGATGTAATATTGCCTGCTCAACCTCAATTACAGGCTGACGTGAACGGAATGCACTTCATGGTTCCTAAGACTGCAGCTGATTTGATGACGGTTGGAAAACAATTAAAAAATTGTGTGGGCTCTTATCGTGGTCGTGTCATGCAAGGACAGACGGCGATTGTAGTTGTTACTGATGATGATATGAATCCTGTGGCCTGTTTAGAACTGGCCACAGGGGAAAAGATAAGAAAAGGACAACCCAAATTCAACCATTTAGTGCAAGCGAAGTTGTTTGCGAATACGCAGCTAAAACAAAATAATAAAATTCACTCGACAGTTATGCAATGGGCCAATCAATTACAGATTGAGCCGCATACCATCGATGTGGACGCCACTGTTGTATAGGAGAATGATATGAAACTCACAAAATTAGAATTACTAAATTTTAAAGGTCTAAAGTTCTTTGCCATAAATATTAGTGGCGATGTCGTAATCCGTGGCGATAATGCTACTGGTAAAACGACTGTATTTGACTCTGTGTGTTGGTTACTATTTGGCAAAGATAGCCTAGATAGGGCCGATTTTGAAATTAAAACATTGGATGGGGGCGAACCTATCCATAAAGTCAATCACGAAGTAACTGGGACCTTTACATTAGATGACGGCGGGACGATTGAATTACAGCGAGTATATCGTGAAAAGTATTCATCCCCTCGTGGTGGGGATGTTACCTTAACAGGTCATACGACAGACTATTTTGTCGATGGTGTACCTAAGAAAGAAAAAGAATACAAAGAGATTGTAAATTCTCTGGTTGATGAAAACATCTTCAAATTGATTACAAATCCATTGTACTTTAACGAAACGTATTCCTGGCAAAATCGTCGCAAATTACTCTTGGAAATGTGCGGGGATATTGACGATGCTGCTGTAATTAATAGTTGTGAAGATTTAAAACGTTTAGCTGAGTTATTAGATGGTCGGACGGTTGATGATCAACGCAAAGTTATCGCTAGCAAGAAAACAGCTATTAATAAAGAACTTGATATGATTCCGGTTCGTATTGATGAAGCTGTGCGAAATAAACCTGAAGTTATGGCTGATAAAGATAAACTAATCAGTGATATTAAAACTTTATCAACTGGCATTGATGATGTTGAAAAACAAAAGGCCATTATTAAAAACGGTTTTAGCGCTACAGAAAAACAGTCTAAAATTCGTGACATTAATCGTCAATTAGACGTCAGACGTTCAGACATACTATCCGATTACCATAAACGCAAACAACATTTGCGCAGCGAATACGAAACGGCACTATCTAAATTAAAGGCGACTGAAGCTGAAAGAGATAGATGCATGGATAGAAGCAACGAGCTTGATAAAGAAATTGGGCGAGAAGCCAAACGCATCGAAACTCTAACATCTGAATTCGACACATTTAACTCTCAGCAGTTTAGTAAAGAGGCTTGCCCTACTTGCGGGCAGCAATTGCCGGCGGATAAGCAGGAAAAACTCGAGGCAGAATTTAATGCTAATAAATCTAAAAAGCTTGAAGAATGGAAAGGCCTTATCGATAGTGCTGCTAAGTTAAAAGGAAATTATGAAGAGCAGCAGAAAACGATGGCGTTGAAAGCTGACGGATTAATAGATGACATTACCCTACAAAGCAAGGAGCGAGATATTAAACGTGAAGAATATGAAGCGTATTCTGAACCTAATGTCGAAGATGATCCTACATATGCTGACTTAAAAGCACAATTATTCTTGCTTGAGATTGAAGAGGAACCAGGTGCAGATACCGAAGAACTTGCAAGACTTGAGGACGAAATATCCTCTTTGAAATCTAAAAAAGCAAATCTCGAGACTGAATTGAATAAATTCAAATTGATTGATGATATTGAAAATCGTGTTATTGAATTGGAAAACCAACAGCAAAAACTTGTTACCGAAAAGAATGAACTCGATGAGGCATCATATCTTATGGATGAGTTCGTAAAAGCCAAAGTTAACATGTTGGAAGAAAGCATTAACGCAAGGTTTAAATTGGCTCGTTTTAAAATGTTCAACGTTATGCTAAATGGAAACGTTGAAGAATGTTGCGAAACAACCTATAAAGGGGTACCATACCGTAGCATGAATAATGCTGCGAGAATTAATGTCGGATTAGACATTATCAATGCATTAACTAGCTATTATAAAGTTAATGCTCCAGTGTTTATCGATAACGCGGAAGCTGTTACTGACTTTATCCCTGTTAATAGTCAAACAATTAAATTGATCGTTGACGAATCAGAGCCACAACTTGTGGTTAAGGAGGTGTAAGTATGGCAAATAATCATAAAGTAATTATGAGTACAGATGAAATGGCAGCATACATTTATACTATTTTGTCTGAGCACGAGCTAACTGTAGGAGAATCGTTATCTTCGCTAAAAAAAGCAATTAAATTAGTTAACAAATCAGTATATTATGACCATTTAAAAGAAAGTGAGTATGAAGAATGCAATTAGTACCTATCAATGTTGTAGAAAATGCTCAATATGTAAGTGGTAGAGATTTACATATGTTTTTAGAAATTGGAACAGAATATAAAGATTGGTTCCCTCGAATGTGTGAATATGGTTTTGAAGTTGGTATAGATTTCAACCCGCTCAAAAAAGAGCGAGTTCAAATTGAAGGCAATCGAGAGGTTAAACGCATTATCACTGACCATGAACTTACAATTGATATGGCGAAGCAATTATGCATGCTATCTCGAAATGAAAAAGGCCGACAAGCTCGAGAATATTTTATTCAAGTTGAGAGGAATTGGAATTCTCCCGAAAAAGTAATGGCAAGAGCCTTGCAAGTCGCTAATAGAACGATAGAGAACTATAAGTTGTCTATCTCTATGAAAGATCAACAATTAGCAGAGTTGCAGCCGAAAGCCAATTATTACGATGTTATTTTGCAAAATAAAGAGTTGCTAAGCATTACTCAAATTGCTAAAGACTATGGGAAAAGCGGAACTTGGCTTAATAAATTTCTAGCCGATAAAAAAGTGCAATTTAAACAAAGCGGTGTTTGGTTTCTATATGCTAAATATGCAGATAAAGGGTATACATCAAGCAAAACATTTATTGATGATGTAGAAAAAGCACATATGCATACATATTGGACTCAAAAAGGCCGGCTATTTATATACGATTTGTTAAAGCAAAATGGAGTTTTTCCGTTAATTGAATTAGTAGATGCCGATAAAACGGCATAGGAGGTACATAATGGGTGAAGTAACAAAAGCACAAACTCAAACACCATCGCTTAAAACTATGGTGTCTAGTGAGTCGGTAAAGAAACGTTTTAATGAAATCTTGGGTAAAAAATCAGCGGCCTTTGTGTCTAGCTTGATTTCTGTATCTAATAATAATGAACTTTTATCTAAAGCAGACCCTACTACAGTTATTACTGCAGGTGTGATGGCAGCCACTTTGGACCTTCCAATTAATCAAAACTTGGGGTTTGCCTATATTGTCCCTTTCTACAACAGTAAAAAGAAAATTAATGAAGCTCAATTTCAAATGGGTTACAAAGGGTATATCCAGTTGGCCATGCGCACAGGTCAATATAAGACCATTAATGCTAGTGAAATCTATGAAGGCGAAATTAAACACCACAACAAACTTACAGGTGAATTCGAATTAGGAGAACGAACTGGTGATAATGTAGTTGGCTACATCGCTTATTTCAAGCTAATTAATGGTTTTGAAAAGTATTTATATATGTCTAAAGAAGATGCTGAAGCACACGCAATAAAGTATTCCCAAACATACAAAAAGGGGTTTGGTCTTTGGAAAACTGACTTTGACGCAATGGCCATCAAAACAGTACTCAAACGTTTGTTAAGTAAATATGGCATTCTATCAGTCGAAATGCAGAGCATGGCTAATGCAATCTCTGTAGATGGCGCGGTTATTCGTGATAATAATGGCGAGCTCACGCCTGATTTCGAAGGTGAAACTATCGATGTCCAATCAGACGTAGCAGAAACGATTGCTAATAATGCAAATTCTGAAGCCATTGACATCGACGCTGGTCCTGCCAGTGAATTTGTTAATCCTGAAACTGGAAAAGTAGTCAATATGTTCGGTGATTAATTGTGATTAGTATTCAAGCATTCGGTAGTAGCTCGAAAGGGAACTGCTACCGAATCAAAACATCAATAAATGGTGATGAACTGCTACTGGATGCAGGATTATCATTTAAAGAAATTCAACGGTATTGTCGCTTTAACTTTCTACACCTATGTGGCACGTTGCTCACACATCAACATGGAGACCATAGCAAGGCCGTAAATGATCTATTAAAGCTAGGTCATCGTGTATATATGCTAAAAGATACTGCAGATGCATTATATGTAACAGGGAACCATAAAGTCATATATATTACACCTAAGGTTCAATTTACGATAGGCAATTTCAGTATTTTGCCTTTTGAATTAGAACATGACGTTCCTAATGTTGGCTTTTTAATTTCTGATGGCGAGGAAAAACTCCTCTACATTACAGATACCTATTACTGCCGATATACGTTCAAAGATGTTGATCATATCATGGTTGAATGTAACCATTCCTATGAAATCTTAAACCAACAAGTAGATGCTGGTTATTTAGACGAAAAACGAATGGAACGATTAATTCAATCTCACTTTTCACTAGAAAACGTTATTAAATTCCTCAAATCGATGGACCTAACTAAGTGTCAAGACATACGGCTACTACATTTATCTGACAGCAACTCAGATGCAGAAATATTTAAACAAGCTGTTCAAGCTGCTACTGGTAAATTAGTAATCGTAGAACAAGAAAGGAGCTCCTTATGATTATTAAATCAATCCAAATTAAAGATAACGATATCAGCATTGCCTATCAGAAACCATCTGCCACAGGCCTTACTGATATTTTTACACTTAAATCAAAAGATGATCCACGCCCCGAATTGTTACGAGCGTTTAGCAATCTGCAGAATATTGTAAAAAGAAACTTTGAATTCTTTGATGAATTTAATATTCCATTTGTTGTAAGTGCTTTTAAGTTTAAGTATGGTGAAATCGAAGGTCTTGTTAATCAGGTTTGTGTTGAAGGCGTAGTATCTGATATGAACACTCCTAATGAATTTAAATTTAAAACTGGATGGCTGAATGTAGAGTATGCAGACTCAACATTTGCTATCTCAGTTCAAGACTTAATCGATGAATGCGTAAGGTTTATTATGGGACGTCGAGCCCAGGATAATTTATTTGTAGATGAGGAATGATGAATGGCCAAGGATGTATATTACTTCAGCCACGATGTTAATGCGAGCAATGATCCTAAAATTGTGGCAATGGAGTCAGAGTTTGGTGTTATTTCATATGCCTGGTGGTGGAAATTAATTGAAAAACTAGCTTCATCCGAGGACTACAGACTGCCTTTTAAAAAATATACTTTTATTGCGCTTGATAAAGAGTTAGGGATTTTGAACGAAAATGAACGACCGTTGAACGAAAATGAACGACCGTTGAACGAAAATGAACAAGGTTTCTTTTGTTCAAATAAATCTTTTTCGTTCATAAATTCGTTAATTTATGATTTTGAATTGCTTGAGTGCGATGACGAGTATTTTTGGTCTCCTAGTTTAATCCGCAGACAAGAAGAGCGAAGAAGTAAATTTGAAAAAAAGCAGGAACAACGTAGGCTCGCAGGCATTAAAAGTGGTGAAGCTAGAAGAAAAAAGGAACAAAATCGAACGACCGTTCAACGAGCTTCAACGGTCGTTGAACAAAACGAACAAAAGGAAAGGAAAGGAAAGGAAAGTATATATTCATATTCATATTATAGCGACGCTGAAAATGAAAAATCAGATAAGAATATCTTATCCATGTTTGATGAATCTAAAAAACATGATTCATATAAAAACGTGTTCAAAATTTATATGAATGATGTAGGTGAGATTTCTTCGGTGACAAAAGAGAAACTAGAATGTCTTGTTAATGACTTTGGTGAAAATGAAGTTATTAATGCTATTAGTAAATCTAGCGAAGTAGGGAAAGCTAGTATCGCATACATCACAGCCGTTCTAAATAATAAGATTAGAGAGGAGGCAGCAAAGGGTGGAACAAGCAAATGTAACAGCAATGCTAGAAGCGTGTCTCGAAAAAATTCGAGAAAGGACGAACACGTCGACTGGCAAGCGGAATATGAAAGAGTCCACGGGAAAAAATGAGTTCTTCTATCCGATATATGACGAACCAGTAGTCATTCAGACAAACGTTAATACAACCTATGCTGCAGTCGGAATTCCTAGGCGCTATTATTCTATGGATTTTGACTGGTTGCGTAAAAATGGTAGTTTTTCAAAGGAAAACGCTGAAGCTTACGATGTGGTTAAAAAGTATTCTAATAATCTGAAAACTAATCTTGATTCTGGCAAGGGCCTCATATTAAGAGGCCCAGCTGGTACCGGTAAAACATCAATTGCGGTGAGTATCTTAAAACAGGCTATGGCATTAGGCAAAGGGTGCCTCATGATTTCTATGCCTAATTTATTAGATACCATGCTTACATTGTCTAAAGGCGACAATGTAGCTTATCTAAGATTTGAGCAAAAACTTAGAAATATCCCATTGCTATTGCTCGATGACTTTGGGGCGGAGTACTCAAAATCTGATTGGGTACCGTCTAAAGTCGAAAGCATCATCATTGATCGCTACAACAGGATGAAACCCATCATTCTTACGACGAATTATAGCGATGCTTGGACTGAAAAGAATTATAGTCAAAGAGTATATGACCGCCTACGTGGTGAATATGCGGTGGCTATATTCAATGGAGCGTCTCACCGATGAAAATTCTATTACGATGTCAGTTTAGATTCCGAAAAAAATCTCATGACCGGTTCCCAACATTAAATGAGTACATTGATTGTGAGCGTGGCTCTACTATAGCGGCGGCTGCTATGAAAAAGAAATGCACTGAGCAGGTTAAAGAACAATGCATTTCACAGCAGATACAACCTGTTAATGGGAAAGTAGACCTATTATTTGAATGGCATTCTTCAACTAGGCACGATCCTGACAATGTAGCGTTTGCCAAGAAGTTCATTCTTGATGGGTTACAATCTGCTGGTGTGATAGAAAACGATAATAGGAAATTCATCGGAACTATGGCTGATGAGATTATTCAGGATGATGAAGACTATGTAATTTTACACATCACAGAGAATATGGGAATATTCTTGTGATTATAAAATTAGTGGAGGTATAAAATGACTGTTAAAGAATTAATAAAGGCGTTACAGATGTGTGATCCTGATGAGCAGTGTTATGTTAGAATTAATGACAATTTTTTCGAAATCGATGATGTTTATGGTGTTGCTAATACGAATTATTATGTAATAGACGCTTATGAGGAGTGATAAAATGCTAGTCGAAGATAAGGATAAATGGTGTTGGGTAGATGTGGTTCATGGTAACGCAGGAATACCATGCAATACAATACAAGGTGCAATCGATAATTATTTTTTAGATGAGCCGGACAGAAAAGGAGCGACCATTGTAAAAATAGGACATCCTAATTATTGTATCCCGGAGGTTGATGCCAAATATGTAATCGAAGATATAATTAATTATCAAATTGACGATGAGATTGCTGAGTGGTCCGAAGATTATTTGACAGATGTTAAGAAAGAACATATCGATGAATTAAGCAAGGAACTAACAACGGTCTTTCGCAAATGGGAAAAGAAACATGGTTACGAAAACACAGGGTATGTAGTTTTAGAAACAAAATCGTACCCTGTTAATAGCAAAGGCAAACTTATTGTAGTGTAAATACTAATTATATTAATTATTTCTTATGAAGTTGGTATAAACAAATTCGGACTAAATCACAAAATCAATGATAAAGGAGGAAACATATTTGAATGAATATGATATTGAAAAAATCACTAAGTTGGCCACAGAGGTGGCAACCAAAACTTACTATGAATTAGCCAAGCAAGAAAACGCTCAACTAGGTCGTAAACTTCGACACAATACGATCAAGTTATTGAAGCATTACAGTCAGCTGCAGTCATATGTCGATAATGCTATCTCGGATTCTACACAGGCCGAGGATATATGGCTCAATGAACTATTAGCTGATATGTTTGACGACAATAGCATAGTGAGGGTGAATGCCATCGTTAAGAGCAAGGAGAAAACAGCATTGATGATGCGCCATGTAAATAACATGCTAGACATCTATGCTGAAAAGTGTAGTGCAAAACAATTTAAGTATTGTGAGTGCATGCGTAGGTATTATATTAATGGGGAAACGCTAGAACAAATTGCTGAATCATTCCCTGAACAGCCTGATGTACGTACCATCAAACGCTACATTGCTAGAGGGATTGAAGAACTATCCGTATTGCTCTGGGGCGTTATTGGGCTAAATACAAAAATCGCTTAATAAAATTGTCCCAAAACTGTCCTAGACATGTCCTTCTTGACATTTTATAATGATAGTGTGAGTTAATGGGACAACAAATACTCTATCTCTCAACGACACAGTGAAACCTAGAATACTAAAGCAAAAAAAAGCCCTTGCCGAAGCAGGGGCTTTTTGCTATAGGGTAGCTAATCCTATAATGTAGTGCGATCGCAACAGGATGCAATTTAATGGCAAGTTATATACTAAACGTAAATAACAAATGCGCGTTTACCGTAGTCACGAGCATAACGACGCTTGCCTGTCTTAGGGTCTGTTACATAGGCAACAAATTTCTTTGTGCCGCGTTTAGACCCAGATTGAGATATTTTGGACATATACCTGCTCTCCTTTCATAAATTTCTCCGAAGAGATTTATGGCGGGCCCGCACTATTTACATTATAACTGCAAATTATATATTAAACTAGCATTAATATATAAAATGAAAAAGACCCCAATTTTTGGGGTCTTTTTCGATAGACGGAACAAGCTAACTTGTTTTTAAGAAAGATGAGTTGTAGCTAATAACTCAGAGCATCCTTATATATGTCTAAATATCTCAACAACATAATATCACTTAAATGTAAAAAAACAATAGTTAGAATTGTGAAAAATTTAAATTTATTTTATAAAATATAAAGTAGAACAAATATTTCATACAAGATATTGTTTTTATAAATTAAAATAACAAGATATAGTATATTATCTATGATAAAAACGTATATAGTTATGCAAAAGAAGAATGGAACGAGGTGAATACGATTGACTGATGTGTATTGTGAGAAACGAAGATGCTTAAACAATGTTAAGGGTTGGTGCAAAGCTAATGGCATTCATATTGATCATATGTGTAAATCGTATGCGCCATCACATTCTTTAGTAAAAATAAAAACTGCAAAGGTACATAAGGAATGCGGTAAATATAAGCAGAATAAGAGTGTATTAAAGTAGCACGGCACCGTCACGAAGATGAGCTCCGTATGTCTCGTCGTAAAAATAAAAAAATAAATTTAAATTATACCGAGTTTTGTTAAATTTTTGAGCAATTTTTTTGTGGGTCCTTCTAGCAAAAATTAAAAGCATGCGGTGGCCGAGACCCCAAAATTTGCCTAGATTTTAATTTTTTTATGGCCTTGCTAGTGATACAGGTAATGAAAGGAGGCTGATTGATAAGTGAAAATTACAGATGATTTAAAAACAGCAACAGCCTCTCAGTCGAACTTGGCAAAAGCACTTGGGCTCTCGCGTCAACGTGTTTCGCAACTGCTCCAAGAAGGGGTTTTAGCAACGGATGAAAAGAACCAAATTCTGGTTATCAAATCCGTTATCAATTATGTCAAATATAAGGGCCAATCTTCTGCTGAAGAGGAAAGCAGTTCCGATGATGCGATATTCGAGGTTGAAAAGGCCAAGAATGAACGTGCGAAACGCAAGATTGCTGAGTTGAAGCTAGCCAAAATGAACGGCGAAGTGTACTCAGCAGATACTGTAGAACAGGTTATGACAGAAATGCTTGTGAATTTGCGTACACAATTATTAGGATTGCCAACAAAACTGGCTCCACAATTACAGAATGTAACAAAAGAGGAAGCATATAACCTGTTAACTCAAGAAATCGAGGACAAATTATCAGAATTAAGTGAATATACGCCGTCATTATTCATGGATAGCGATGATGCAGATGAGGAGGAAGTGCGAAAATGACAATATTAGATTGCATGATGAAAGCCTTATCTGTTCGTGAGCTTCATGAAATACCAGGTGTATTAATGGATGTGTTGCTTGATCATAATAAACTAGAAAGATTAATTGCGAATATGAGTGGTTGTTATTCGTATTCTGGATTATTACAGGAATTTGAAGAAAAAGCAGCAGATAGAAAAAACTATATGCAAGACTATACGCCTCAAAGTGTTATGGATATCGTAGCAGGTATATCCACTAATGGTTGTGTAAGAGATGTATGTGCTGGCATAGGCGGTCTTTCGCTAGCTAAGTATAAGAATAATCCAGATGTAGTATTACAGCTTGAGGAATATTCTAAAAATGCGATATGTTTTTTACTTTTTAATTTGGTAATGAACGGAGTACCTGCTGTTGTAATAGAACGAAATGTACTAACTCAAGAAAATATAGCGAAATATAAGGTGGAGATTAGTAATCAAGCGCCACAGATTATCAGAGAAGTATGTATAGATGAAGGTACATATAAGGCTGATACGATTATTAGTAATCCTCCATATAGTCTATCGTGGGTGCCTGTTAATGATGAACGTTTTGATGGGTATAAATTAGCACCAAAAAGTAAAGCAGATTATGCTTTTATTTTAGATGGTATTTATTCTCTTAAAAATAACGGGACAGCAGTGTATATTTTACCGCATGGTGTCTTATTCCGCGGACAAGCTGAAGGTGATATTCGTCAAAATTTGATTAAAAACAATTTGCTTGATGCGGTAATAGGATTACCATCTAATTTATTTACCAATACAGGGATACCTGTATGTATACTTGTATTTAAGAAAAATAGAGTAAATAAAGATATATTATTTATCGATGCTCAAAAAGGTTTCGTTAAGGATAAAAGCAAAAATATAATGACATCAGAACATGTGTTAAAAGTTATTGATACTTATAACAATCGTTCTGATATTGAAAAGTATTCAAGAAAAGTTAGCATTTCTGAAATAGAAGAAAACGATTATAACTTGAATATACCTAGATATATTGATAGCTTTGAGCCTGAAGAAATACCAGATGCAGTACAGCTTGCTAAAGAACTGAACGAAATTAATCGAGAAAGTCGGACGTTGGGTTTAGAAATTGCGGAGATGTTAAAGCTATTAGTTTGTACGGATCCAGACGCGCAGAAGGAGCATGATGAATTTGTAAAAGAATTTACAGAATTCTTGGTATCTTCTGATAGTGCTTGTACAATTGAGGAGCAAGAAGCTGTGATAAAAAAAATAGAAGATGTTAAGAAGTATTTACTTCAAAAGATGTTTGTGTAATGTTAAAAAATTACAAGAAATTTAAAATTACGGAAGTTGCTGATATACTGGGGCGTCCTAAGAAGAATCAAATGTATCCGGAGGGTTGTATTTGCTTGCAAGTATCTGCAAGTAAAGGGGAGTTATTATATTTAGATACATCACAACAAGTTGATGCAAAATATGTGGTGATTCAACCGAGAAATGTAATTCCCTTTTATTTATATTTGATGATAGAAAAGGCAATGCCTGAATTCTTATATAAATATAGACAAGGACTAAATATATCAGCACATGACATAAAACATATGGAGGTAGTGTGCCATACGGATGTCGAAACTCAGGCATTAATAGCTATGATGTTTACATCTATAAATGGTACAAGGTTAAGCGTACAAATGGGTGCGCTTTTTTAGTTTAAAAAAGGAGGTGATAGCATGAAAACGGCAAAAGAATTGTGGCAATATGTCTCTAAAATGGGTCTAAAACCACTACCTAAAACCAGTGTTAGCCAATGGGCTGATGATTATCGCATGCTATCACAAGGCCTTTCTGCTGAACCAGGACGATGGAAAACGAGTAGAGCACCATATCAAAAGGATATTATGGATGCTTTCACGCAACCTGGTATAAATCGGGTAGTTGTTAAGTCAGCATCACAGGTCGGGAAGTCGGACATAATGAATAATGTCCTCGGGCGATACGCTCACCTTGACCCATGCGCAGTCATGATGATTCAACCGACTATCGAATTAGCTCAAGATTATTCAAAGTCTCGTATCTCTCCGATGATCCGTGATACAAAAGTACTTTCACAAGTATTCTATGAAACAAAATCAGAAGACGGGGCCAAGACACGAGATGGTAAGAACACAATCTTATCTAAACTCTTCCCTGGTGGCCGTCTTATCATGTGTGGCGCGAACAGTCCAGCAGGATTGGCATCACGTCCTGTGCGTGTTCTACTAGCTGACGAAGTAGACCGCTTCCCAGATAGTGCCGGTACAGAAGGCGACCCAGTAGACCTTGCTGCAAAACGTATGACAACGTTCTGGAACAGGGTCATGGGGTTATTCTCTACGCCAACTAATGAAGGTAGCTCACGAATCGATGTAGAGTATCAAACAGGAACTCAAGAAGAGTGGCAACATGAGTGCCCTAATTGTGGTGAGTACCATTTGATACGACATACTGAGATGGAATGTGAGACAGAGGAACATAAGGACGCTAAAGGTCGGAAGATTGTAGTAGTTAGTGATGTAAAATGGCGGTGCCCTGACTGCGGGTCCACATTCTCAGAAGATGAAATACGAAAAGTTCCTCAAAAGTATATATCGAAAAACCCTGCTGCGTTGCATAATGGCATACGCAGTTTTTTTGTAAATGGATTCACGTCTCCGTGGCTAACATGGAATGACATCATGAGGGAATGGCTAGAGGCTAAAGGCGACCCTACTCGTGAAAAGGTAGTTATGAATACACGTTTCGGTGAGTCATACGCACAGCAAGGTGCCTTTGAAGACTATCAACAATTCATTAGGCGCCGTGAGAAATATGGCTCAGACCTCCCGGACGGTGTATTACTGCTAACTGGAGCCGTAGATACACAAGATAATCGGTTAGAGTATGAAATCATCGGTTGGGGGTACGGCGAAGAATGTTGGGGGATATGTAAGGGCGTTATCCTTGGGGAACCTGACAATAAAGCAACATGGGATGCACTTGATGCGGTACTTGATAAGGTGTACCGCTTTAAGAATGGTACAGGCCTTAAAGTAGCTCGTGCTTTCATTGACTCCGGTGGTCACTACACATCAAAAGTCTATGAATATTGTGAAAAGAACTTCAGTAAGCAACGATTTGCCATCAAAGGTACGGCCGGAACACCTGGTATACCTTTGAATTATAAGATTGGTAAAGCATCGGGAAGCAAGATTCCGCTTGTCATGCTAGGTGTAGATGATGGGAAACAACAGGTAATGAACCGATTGGCTATCGAAGAGCCTGGTGCGAAGTACTTTCATTTCCCATTGGATGAAGAATTCCTAGGAACTAGAGGATATGACGAACTGTATTTTAAAGGGATTATCTCGGAACACAAGAAGAAAGTAAAACGTAAGGGCGTTATCCATGAAATATGGGAACCAACTGCAGGGGTTCGTAATGAACCTTTGGATTTACGTGTATATAACCTAGCATGTATGAATTCAATCCATCCTGATTGGGATAGATTAGCGGAAGTAGTTAAAGGTGGAGGCCATTCCACTACAACAGTAACTACTCCACGAAAGAAACCAATACGGAAACGTGTTCGTAGGGCTAGTAAAGTAGCAGATATTTAGGAGGATGTATGGCAACTAGTTATTCAAGTAAGCCAAGGCTCATTGACGTCCGGTTAGAGTGGTACGTCAAAGCTGAGGAAGCAATATTGACCGGCCAAAGCTATACAATCGGAAATCGGACTCTTACAAGGGCAAATTTAGCAGAAGTAAGGAAAATGATTGATGATTTAGTGGCAAGAGGCGCTAAATTACCAGGTATGGATACAGATAATGGGCGTGGGAACCGGTCAAAACGGGTAGTTTTTAGGGATTAGGAGACTGAAATGGCGAGAAAAAACAAGAAATTTAACGCTAAAATAGGCACTCCGAGGGCTAAAAATAGCGGATATAGTGAGGGCGGGGCCTCTCATAATAACAAGTCATTGAAGGGATATAACCCTAGAAAACTGGGTTATAAGGCTGATATTGGTGCGAATTTATCGACTTTGCGTGATAGATCCGCAGATTTAGCTATCAATACACCAGTTGGCACGGCTGCAATCAACACAAGCACTACTCATACAGTTGGCGCAGGCCTCAACGTGTTCCCTAGACCTAAGTTTCAAATCTTGGGAATCAGTGCAGAGGAGGCTAGAGCATGGGCTCGTAAGGTTCGTGCTGAGTTTGATTTATGGGCCGAATCAAAAGACTGTGATATCTACCGTAAGAACAATTTATATGACATGCAAAGCATAGCATATCAAGGATATCTCACAGATGGTGATAGTTTTGCGGTATTTAGACGTAAGCCGACAACACCAGATATGCCGTATACGTTGCGCCTTCAATTAATTGAAGGTAATCGTGTAAGTAATCCGCTTACTGATTCCACATATGTTACAGGCGACCCAACTGGCGTTGAAGCGCTTAACCAAGATAATGGGAACCGCATATTGAATGGTGTAGAAATCGATACTGACGGTGCTATTGTAGCCTACTGGGTATCTAATCAAGTACCTGGCGAACCAATTACAAGCGTGTTAACGACATGGGCAAGGGTTGAAGCATACGGCAAGCGTACAAGCATTCCGAATGTACTGCAAATTAGTAATGATACTAGACCAGAGCAGTATAGAGGAGTTCCTTATTTGGCTCCAGTTATTGAAACGCTAAAGCAAGTGTATCGATATACAAATGCAGAGCTTACATCGGCTATTATTAAATCGTATTTTGCGTTATTCTTTACGGAAGCCGTGACTAATTCAGGTTCATTAAATGATATGTTGGCCGACAATGGTGTTGATGATCCAACGGAACCAGTAGTCGATGTATCAGAATACAATTTAGGACCTGGCACATTAAATGCCTTACCTAAAGGTGTGGATGTAAAAAGTGTTGATGCTTCCAATGCTCAATCTACTTTTGAAGTATTTAGTACCCAACTCATCAAACAAGTAGGTGCTGCACTTAACCAGCCTTACGAAGTATTGATGAAGAACTTTAACTCTTCGTATTCTGCAAGCCGTGCAGCAATGTTACAGGCTTGGGAAGAATATAAACTACGTCGCAAGTGGTTCGCTCGTGACTTCTGCCAACCAATCTATGAGGTATGGTTAATGGAAGCAGTAGCGAACGGCCGAATTGAAGCGCCTGGTTTCTTTGATGATCCATTAATTCGAAAAGCATGGTGCAATGCTGATTGGTTCGGACCAACGATGTCCATCCTTGACCCTGTTAAGGATATGAATGGTAGTACCCTTCGCATTGAGAATGGAGTTTCCACTCGTGAACGTGAAGCGGCTGAAATGACAGGGACAGACCTTGAAGAAAACATTGCACAACTTGCATTTGAAAAGCAACTCATGGAGAAATATGGCATGGGGCTAGCTGATGCGGTAAATCCTTCCGTTGGCTCTAAATCTGAAGCGAAAGGAGGTGAAGAGGATGAATAAATTTTGGTCTGTTAAGAATTTTGTAAATCAAGATGGTACCGGTCAATCTGAATTGATTTTGTATGGTGATATTTCTGATACCTCTTGGTGGGGTGATGAAATTACACCACGTGAATTTGCAAGTGACTTGGCTAGTTGTAATGGTAATAACTTAACAATGCGCATCAACTCTGGTGGTGGTGACGTGTTCGCAGCACAAGCTATCCACAATATGATCAAAGCCTATACTGGCAAAGTAACAGCACATATTGATGGCTTATGCGCAAGTGCTGCTACAATTATTGCCTGTGCGGCGGATAAGGTAATCATGCCAAGTAATGCTCTGTACATGATTCACAATCCATCTGTATTTCTAGGTGATAGCTTTGATGCGGACGGATTAACTAAAATGGCTAACTATTTGGCGAGTGTTAAACAGACAATCGCAAACGTTTATTTGAGCCGTAGCGACGTTTTGACATCTGAACAGGTAAATACACTTATGGATGATGAAACGTGGCTCACGGCGGACGAGGCGAAATCCTACGGCCTGATTGATGAAGTAGATACGGCGATTACGGACAAAGCTGTTATGAATAACGGAATGGTTATCGTAAACAAAGTATCTTGCAAATACTCGGCCAAAAATGAAACCAAAATCAAACAATTTTTAACAAGTAAGGAGAAACCTATGACTGAAAACCAATTCATGGCAAGCTTAAAAGGTTTGCTCGGTATTTCTACAAATGAACCTGCAGAAAACGCAGCAGTAACAGCAGAACGCGAACGCGTTGAAGCATTAAATACGTTAAAAGGTGATAATGAAGTCATCAATCGTTTAGTTGATGTAGCTGTTAAAGAAGGTAAAACAGTAGATGAAGTAACACCTTTCATCTCTGCCGTATCTGATATTCCTGCAAGTGATAATAAAGTAGTTGACCAAATCCGACAATTAGTTATTGATCAAATGGAATCTGGTGCGGATAAAGTGGCACCTCAAGGTGCATCTACACCAGAAACCAACGATGCGGTAGCAAAAGCTAGTGCAATTGATGAAGTCGTAGCATTTGCGAATGCTAAGAAAGGCGGTAAATAATGGCATATTTCGAACAAGTAAATGGTGTCGCAGCTGATTACCTATTAGGTGGTGGCGGTGTACCTGTATTAACTCAAAATGTAAAAGTAGTAGCCGGTGATTATAAACGTGGCCAAGTTCTTGAAAACAACTCTGGTACATTCCAAAAAATCGAAAGTGGTAAGCCTGCGGGTATCGTAGTATCTGATACTACTGCAACTACTGACCACAATGTATTAACTGTATACATTTCCGGTCGCTTTAATCGTGAAGTATTGGTAGTTGACCAAGCTTACAAAATTAATGATCATGAAGCGGACTTCAAGGACGCTCACTTATTCTTAACTAGCATTAAATAGGGGGAACTATATAATGGCAATTGATTTCAAAGATACATTTTCCTTGATGCAAGCTGTGGAACGAATGAAAACTCCGGCAAGTTTCTTGCTTGATACTTTCTTCCCACAAGTTCCAGCAGTTGCAACTTCTAAAAAAATCGCAGTAGAAACTCGTAAACGTGGTCGCACATTAGCACCTTTCGTATCTCGTGGTGCATCTGGCGTTAATGTTAAACGTGCAGGATCTAAAATTGCTTTATACGAAGCACCTATGATGGGCCCTCGTACAGTTATTGACCCAGAACAACTTGATCAACGTGCATTTGCTGAAAACATTGTGTCTACAATGACACCTGCACAACGTGCCGCACAAATGCAAGCTGAAGATTTGTCTTACTTACAAGGCACAATTATTAATCGTAAAAATAAAATGGCAGCCGATTTGCTTACTACTGGTAAATGCAAAATCGAAGGCTATGCTGACGATGGTGAAACAGTTCAAGTTGATGAAATTGATTTCGAATTTGAACAAGACATTACACCTACTACTACTTGGGACCAAGCGGGTGCTGACATTTATGGCGACTTGAAAATGGCGTCCGAAAAAATTCAAGAAAACGCAGGTATCGTTCCAACTGTGTTAGTCGTTGGTAAAAACGTTGAAAAATACATTCTTGATAATGCATCCATCAACAAAATGTTAGCAATTCCTAATCGCGAAAACATGTCTATGTTCAGTTTTGCTCCTGAATACTTGTCTCCACAAGTTCGATATGTTGGCCGTATCATGTCTTTGAATATTGATGTGTACGCATACCTTGAAACATATCAAGATGATGAAGGTAAAGTAAAATCCTTTATTGGTGATGATGCAGCAGTATTAGGTGTTCCTGGCCGTGGCCGTCAACAACATGCAGCAGTAACATTGCTCAACGATGACAATCAATTCACAACATATGCAGGCATTTATGTACCTTACTACTATGCTAATAAGGCTACACAAGAATTAACATTGTCTGTATACTCCCGTTGCGTATTGATTCCTGAAACTATCGACGATTGGGCTACTATTAAGACTAAATAGGAGGTAACCTACTTATGAAAATCAGAGTATTAAAGGGTTATTTAGCACATGAAGGCGAGATGTATGGCAAAGGCGAAGTAGTCGACATCAAAAAGAAAACGGTTGCGTTGTCCTTGCTTGAATCTGATAAGTTTGAATCTGCTGAAGATGATCCTATCGAAGTACCGGAACCATTGGAAGTCGTTCCAGATGAACCAGAAGAAGAAATGGAATTACCTGAAGTTGATGCGGAAGTTACGGTGAAAAAATAATGCGATTTAGAGATTACCTAGAAAGCGATATTGACGATGTATTCCTTAATGAAGACGAATTCGCCGAAGGGCATAATCTAAATGGCACAGTAGCTAAAGCGATTATCCAATCGCCAACGGCGAGGGAGTCATTCTTGTCGAATGGCTCTCACGTATCAAATGACGGATTACACGGGGTGTCTGTATTTGTGCATTGCAAATTAAAGGACATCCCTGAAATTCCATCACAGGGAAACGTATTCCGATTAGATGATGATGTGTACATCGTTCAAAGTGCAGCGGAAGAAGATGGGCTCGTGTCTATCGAACTTAGAGCAGAAGCTAGAGGCGGTGTTGACGGATGGTTGAGCTAGAACTTGATAAAAGTGCAGTGAAAACAATTGAAAAAGCACTGGAAACATTAAAAGAAGATAGAGTTCGACGTGTCTGCCAAGCCGCATCTAAGCGTGCTGCAACAACCGCAAGAAAAGCAGGTACGCAAGCACTACGTAATATCTACGCCATTAAAGGTGTATCGGTCGTAAAGTCTGGTGTATCTATTAATAAATTGAATAATGGCACAGAAATGCGTATCAAAGGTGGTTATACTAGCGCTCAAAAGTACTTTAAGATTAAATCGCTTAAACGAAAAGGTGTGTTTGTGTCTATTAAAAAAGGTACAGAAACAAAGGTACCAAATGGCTTTGTTAGTGCATCTGGTATATTCATGAAACGCCAAGGCAAGGACCGATACCCATTAAAAGGGATATATGGACCAGCCTTACCGCAAATGTTTGGTAATGAAACTGTTATGAATGCCATGCAAAAAGAAGGCATGGAAATGTATGAAAAGCGCCTATATCACGAATTAGAGCGTGCGTTAGGAGGTAACTAATGACACCATTAGATGTATCAGACGGCATTGCCGCCTATCTCATGGATGAGTTGCGCAAGCTAAATGAAACAAGTAATGTTACCACGAGCCCTATTCGAGTATGGAGCGGGTTCTTACCAAGGGTGGATAAGAATGAAGATAAGCGCAAGTTATGTCCAGCCGTAGTAGTGCATCCGTATTCTGTTAGTGATGCGGATAGTTCGACGGTAGGTATTACTGTATTGGTAACTACTTATGACGAGGCCTTAACAAAAGGTCATGTCGGACTATATCACCTCTTAGAGGTAGTGCGTGAGCGGTTACTATCTGATAATCCAGTAGCACTTAAATATGAAATTAAGGAGAATACCGTTAATACAACAATTCCTGATGATCAACCATACCCTCAATGGGTTGGATATCTTGAATTTGAAGTGTACATTCCAGTTATTCGTAGAAATCTTAACAAGATATTTACGGATAATAAAGTAATTGAATAGGAGACAACGATGAACCCTGTTGTATATGTTGGGCCTTCGTTCCGCAGTAGCCGGTTAAATCAATTCATGGTATTTAGCGACGGTGCACCACTGCCGGAAGCGGAAGACCCTATTTTTATGCATTTATTCGTGCCTCTGGACGAACTCAACCAAGCAATGATTGATGTGAGAACACAAGGCACACAATTAAATGTATTCTATGTTAACGCATTGAAGAATTATAAAGGAGTGAAGTAAATGGCCTTTTATCATGGCGTCAAAACAAGTGAGCAAGCTACCTCTGTAATTGCTCCTGTCCAAACTACTGCCGGCCTTCCAATTGTGTTCGGTACTGCACCTGTACACCTTACAGAAGACCCTAGCGCAGTAATTAATAAGCCAATCATCTGTTATAGCTGGGAAGAAGCTGTTCAACAACTTGGCTATTCTGAAGATTGGACACATTTCACATTGTGTGAAGCAATGTACGCACAATTCAAATTGTATGGCGTAGCTCCAATCGTATTTGTTAACGTATTGGATCCTGCTAAACATAAGAAATCCACTACAACAACTGCTACATTGACAGAAAAGAAATGCATTGTAAAAGCTGCAGTATTGCTTAACACATTGCAAGTATCTAGTGGCGGTCAAACAGGTGTGGCCAACACAGATTACACGGCGGCATTTGATGACAAAAATCAATTAATCATCTCTGTTATCAAAGGTGGTAAGTTCGATTCCGCAAGTACATTGGACCTCACATACGATGAATTCGATGTAGAAAACTTCGATTATAAAAACGTAATCGGCGGTGTAGATAGTAATGAAAAAGCAACAGGCTTTGAATTGATTGATACAATCTATCATCATTTCGGTATTGTACCTGGTCTTATTGCTGCACCTGGATTCTCTCAACATCCTACAGTCGCTTCCGTGATGAAAGCAAAATCTCGTGTTATTAATAACTTGTTTGGTGCGACTACTTTGGTAGATATCGATACTACACAAGTTGTTAAATACACAGATGCTTACGAATGGAAAAAAGGTAATAGCTATACAGGCGAATCCGAAGTCGTATGTTGGCCAAAGGTTCGTAATGGCGACTATGTGTTCCATATGTCTACACACATTATGGGCATTATGGGTAAATGCGATGCGTCTAATAGCGATATTCCTACGCTATCCCCTTCTAATAAATCTATGAACATCACAGGTTTATGTTTGGCTAATGGCAAGGAAGTTATACTTACGCATTCTCAAGCGAACTTATTGAACTCTCAAGGTATTATGACGGCCGTTAATATCAATGGTTGGGTATCTTGGGGCAACTATACAGGCGCATATCCAGGCACAACTGATGTTAAGGATACATTTATTTGTGTACGTCGTTTCAATGATTGGGACGACCAAACATTTATTTTAACTTATTGGCAAAAAGTAGATATGCCTATTTTGCCACGTAATATCAAAACAATTCTTGATAGTGAAACAATCCGTCTTAACGGTCTTACTTCTCGTGGCTTTATCTTGGGCGGTCGTATTGAATTCAAAGAAGCAGAAAACCCTACAACAGATTTGTTAAATGGTATTATTCGTTTCCATAAATACCGTACACCTCCAATTCCAGCGCAAGAAATTGAAAGCATTTCTGAATACGATGTTTCTTATTTCAAAACGCTATTTCAAACAGTATAGAAAGGGGTAATTAATCATGGCATCTATCAATCAAGTGCCGGAAGTACTTAATGACTTCCGTGTGTACGAAGAAGGCTCTGACAACTGTTTAGGTGTTGCCAAAGTGGAATTACCTAGTGAATCTGTAATGACTCAAACTGTAAAAGGTGTGGGCATTGCAGGTGAAGTAGAAGCGCCAGTTATTGGTCACTACTCCTCTATGGAAACTAAACTTACTTGGAACACTCCAACAGAAACTACACACCGCCTTACAGGTGGTCGTGGCGTACGCTTAGAAGTACGTGGTGCTATCCAATGTTGGGATAGTGGTAAGGATAAATATGTAATCGTGCCTACACGTGCCGTTATTCGTGGACGTGCTAAATCTAAAGAAAATGGCACATATGAATCTGGCAATACTATCGATGCAACGAACACAATCGAAACTACATACTTGAAACTCGAACAAGATGGCAAGGTAGTTCGTGAAATCGATAAATACGCCTATAAAGATTCTATTTCTGATGGCACCGACTTCCTTGGCGATGTTCGTGCTGCACTCGGTATTTAGTCTGTAGAAAGGACGATCACTAATGAGTAAACATAACACTATGAACGAAACACATGAACAAACAGGTATTGAATTAGTAAAAGCTGGTCATTCCTTACAATTTGAAGGCATCAGCGGGTACACATTAATTAAATGCGAAAAGTCCGCTAAGGGTGAAGATAAAACTATTACAGTTCCGGCATTATCCATGACGTATCAAGCACATGTAGCAGCTGCTGTATGCGGATGTAAAGTGGATGATATTTATAGTCTCCCGGCTGCCGATTTCACTAGAGTGTGCTTAGAGGTACAGAATTTTTTGCTCAATTCCGAAAAATAACAGACCTAGAACGGTATTTTACTGAGTGTGCAATTACGTGTAGTAAATACACTAGCACACCGATGGACTACTTCATTAGAGAGCTAGACGTGGATGAGTTCATAGTCCACGTTCAGCTCATTAGTGATAGTATCGAGCGCGAGAATAAAACAATGAAAGGGAGAAAATAATGGCCAATAAAGTCTTAGAAATGGCAATTGCCATTAAAGGTAAACTCGATGGCGGGTTATCTTCCTCCGTATCAAAAGCATCTCAGGAACTCAATAAATTATCTAATGTAATCAAAGATCAACAGGCGCAATATAGAAAACTACAAACTATATCGCAAAAGACTGGTAATGTTAGCGATAGGAACGCAGCAATTGCAGCTGAGCAAAAGCTGAATTCTATGTTACAACGGCAAGCCCGGTTACGGTCTAATATCGCAAGTCAGACGGCGCATCAAAATGCAATCAGTAAAATGGGTGGTGCAAGTCCTTTAGCAGGTGCTGCATCAGCTGCGCAAGGTGCTAGTGCTGCGGTAAGTGGTATTACAGGAAAGCTTGCAAATTTTGCTATGGTCGCGGCAGGTGGCTTTGGAATTGGTGCAATTATAGATAACGTTGTAAATGCGGGCGAGGCACTATACCAATTGTCCAATAAATTACATATGACAACTGCTGAAACATCGCAATTTAAAAAAATTATGACATTAAGTGGTGTTGATGTAGAAGCAGCAGCCAAATCTTTTGCCAAAATGGATAAAACTTTGGCCGGTGGCGGGAAAAGTGCTGAGGCATTGCAAGGGTACCTTAGTCAATTTGGTGTGACATTAACCGATGCTAATGGTAAGTTATTGCCTATGAACCAACAATTGGACGCAATGGCTAAAGGCTACCAAAATGCGGTAGCACAAGGCCGAGGGCAAGAATTCATGCTTGAAACGCTAGGCGCCAAAGGCATGGAGCTTACTAAAGTATTTGAAAACTACGCAGATGCACAAGCGGCTGCATCACAAATAAAGGGTGTTGGTATAGATCCTAAATCACTTCATGAAATATGGCTACAGATGAACATCCTGAAAGCGGAAGCTACGCAGGTTGCATTAGGGTTGGCACAGGCATTTATACCGATTGCCCAGCAAATATTACCGGCACTGATACCGGTATTACAAACCGTTGTAACGTTCATGAAGGATAATAAGGAAGCTATTGCAGCCGTAGTAACAAACGGATTGAAATTAGCCTTACTATATGGTACTGCTACAAAACTGGCAGCAGGTATTACAACAATTACAACAGCATTTAAAGGTGTAGAAACGGCAATAGGTGCTTTTAAAGCAGCGGGTGCATTAATAGGTGGTCCATGGGTAATCGCTATCATGGCGATTATTGCGGTGATATACCTATTAGTAACTAATTGGGATACTATCTGTGCCACGTTAACATCTGTTTGGGATAGTGTATGTTCTGGATTGAGTTCAATATGGGATAGCGTATGTTCTGCTTTAAGTTCCGCATGGAGCGCCATTATATCCGGTATTATGGCTGTAATTAATGGGTTCTTATCATTAGGCCTTAGCGCATTTAATGCATTGAAAGCGGCAATAATTGCTTATGTAAATCTATGGTTAAACCTACCAACATATATTGGTATGGCCGTAGGATTCATAATAGGCATTATTTTGCGATTACCAGAGATAGCGGTACAAGTTGGTACTGCTGTTATATCTGCCGTTGTATCATTCGCTACTGAATGTTATAACTTCGCAGTTATTACATTTAGTGCTATGGTCGATGATATCTACAACTTCTTAATTAACTTACCTATGTACATGATCACTTTGGGCGCTGAGTTTGTAGCGGCGGTTATTTCGTTTGCCTCTGAGGCATATGCTACGGCCACATCATGGATTAGTAGTTTGGTTAACGATGTTATTAATTTCATCATGAATTTACCAAGTGCATGTGCTGATGCGGGAGCCGGTTTCGTAGCTGCCGCAGGCCAATGGGCAAGTGATGCCTATAATGCGGTATTAGACTGGATTAAACAAATTCCTAGTGCTGTATCTAATGCAATTTCAGGCGCATGGGATAGCATTAAGGCTCAATTTAGTGGTGGCTTTACTGTAGGTGTTCAAGCTGCAGGCGGTAATGCGTATGCTAATGGTGGTGTGATTACATCTCCGGAAGTCGCATTGATTGGTGAAGCTGGATATCCTGAAGTAATTGTACCTATTGATGGTAGTGCTAATGCTATGAACCTATGGCAAACGGCCGGACGAATGTTAGGTGTGAGTGGTGCGCAGTCAGCTGTAGCGCCTACTGTATCATTAGCACCTAGCGTGCCTGTTGTATCCTCATCTAGTAATAGTGGGGCACCTGTACAGATTACATTTGCACCAGTTATAAATGCTGGTAATGGTTCAACTGATGATATTATGTCGGCATTGGATGCTAAAATGCGAGAATTTGAACAAATGATGCGTAGCTATACCGCCGGACAACGGAGGTTGAGTTATGACTAGTTATACAACAATACAAGGGGATATGTGGGATTTAATCGCTTATAAGGTGTATGGCAACGAACGATACATTAATCTATTGTTAGAAGCAAACCAAAAACATCGTAATACGGCGATATTTTCCGCTGGTGTTGTGTTAACATGCCCAGATGTTCCTGCTGATTCCTTGCCTGAATTCTTACCACCATGGAGGCGATAGTATATGAGCTTACAAAAGAGCCTAGCTAAGGTCCAGAAATGGAGGAAAGATTTAACGCCACAAACGAAGTTAGCACGGCGGGCATGGTGTACGATTGGTTACCAACATTGGGGGAGTAAGGAGTCAAAGGACATCACCGACGATATTAGTAAATACCTTCTTGATGTAACTTTCACAGATAACCTTTCAGGAACTGTAGATGACGTGGCTATCTCACTAGAAGATAGGGGCCGTCTATGGGTCGGCGATTGGTACCCTGTGAAAGGGTCATTACTAGAAGTGGCAATTAATACCGTAGCATGGGAGAAATTAGGGGATGAACAATTTACGTTGCCAATCGGCAAATTTGAAATTGATGAATTCGAGGGCAGTAGCCTTCCTGATGTAGTTAAAATCAAAGGTGTCGCTATTATCGGTAGTACTGACTTGCGGGAGAAAAAGAAAGACAAATCGTGGAAAACTACAACGCTTAAAGCGATTGCTACCGAGAAAGCAAAAGATAATAAATTAAAGCTAGTATGGGATGCGGATTTTGACCCACCGTTAAAAGATGCATCACAAAGTGCTGAATCAGACCTCGCATTCTTGCAGAAACTATGCAATGATGCGGGGTTTTCTCTTAAGGTATCCACTGAACAGTTGATTATATTCGATGATTACAAATACGAAAACGTGAAGCCTAAAGTTATAATTCGTAGACCAGGTGGCCAATATCAACCTGTACAGACGAAGGAAGGCGAGCAACCGCCTTTGATTATTACTAGAGCCTTATCTTATTCGTACAAAAGTAAAACTCGTGAAGTATATCGAGCATGCCATGTGAAATATACAGATAAGGATAAGAAATCCGTTATCGAGGATACATTCGAAGATCCTGACCGTAAGGGTCACACGTACCTTGCTGTATTAGAGGTTAATGAACAGGTTAAAGATAAGGCTGAGGCAAAGAGATTGGCTAAAAAGAAGCTAAGAGAAGCCAATAAAGAAGCCGATACAATGTCTTTTAGTTTTCCTGGCAATCCTCTTATTATGGCATCGGTTACGGTTAATCTCGAAGGATTTGGGGTGTTCGATGGTAATTATTTAATTACTAAAGCAACGCATACATTAGGGGCCAATTATTCAACGTCGATTGATGTAAGGAGGTGTTTAAATGGCTACTGACATATTATCCACATTAGTGGATATGATATTTATTGGAAATGTTTCAAGTACAATTCCTGAAGAAGGTAAAGCCGTTGTTACACGCCTAGACAGAGAAGGTGTTGTAACGGCGCCATTATCTGTCATTAATCGAGGTGCAGCACATGATAAGGACTATTGGATGCCGGCTATTGATGACCAGGTATTGTGCATTATGTTGCCTAATCGGTCCGGACGTGGGTTTTCCGATGGATTCATTATTGGCACATTCTTTAGTAGTGCGGATCCGACTCCAGGCGGTGCGGATAATGGTAAGCGTGTGCTTACTGTTCCTGGAGATATGACTCTTAATGTTGGAGGTACTTTATCAATTAATTCAAGCGGTGGGGATGTAGTGGTCAATGGTATTTCCTTAGTTCATCATGTGCATGGCGGTGTAGTGTCTGGTGGTTCTACAACATCAGGACCAGAATAGGAGGTATAGATGTATATCGGTTATTTGGCGGATATAGTATTTTATACCGCATTAGATAATGTTCTTACTGTATCGGATGTAACGCGTTCAGGTAGTGCTCGATGGGAAAAGCACAATTTGATGTTAGAAAAGCCTGTCAAACAATTTAGCGGACCTGATGTGGAACAAATTACATGTAAGATTCTTATTTCTGCATCACTTGGACAATCTCCAGATAGTACTGTTAAGAAATTGCGAAATTATCGCGATATGGGGGCTGTATTACCGTTTATTATCGGTGGTAAACCTGTTAGTCAAAACTACTTTGTCATCATGTCTATGAGCGAGGATAGCTTATTCACGGATGCATACGGTAAGACTCAATCTATTGAGGTTTCTCTAACTCTTGAGGAATATTCGGATAATAATACAGTAGAAGAAAAGTCCATGCTAAATCAATATGGTCAGAAGTTCAATAAAGTTAATACGATATTGAGGAGGTTCTAGCCATGTCAGCAACGTATGAAATTAAACCAGTAACTGACAATAGGATATCGCTAGCACCTGAAAGTGAAGTCGCTGAGATTTTGCAGAATGTGCAAACGATTATTTCTACTGTTCGTGGTAGCGTGCCACTAGATAGGGAGTTTGGTATTGATGGTCGCATTATTGATATGCCTATCAATCAGGCGCAAGCTCATCTATCTAACGACATATTCCAACAAATTAAACGGTATGAACCACGTGCCAAAATTAGTGATATATCATTTACCGCCACACAAAATGGGGCGTTGATTCCGAAAGTGATGGTGACTGTATGAGATTATCTGATTTACCTAATGTTGAGTTTTTTAACACAGATAAAGAACACGTTCAACAGAAGGTATTTGATATTTACACAACAATAACAGGGCGAACCTTGGGAGAGGGCGATCCTGTTACTTTATTTTTAAATGTAATTTCGGAAATTATTATCCGATTATTGAACGATGCAAATTATGCAGCTAAACAAAATCTATTAGCCTATGCAGAAGGCGATAACTTGGACCATGTTGGAGCTGTTCCTGCTGCTGTTGAGCGATTAAAGGCAACGAAAGCGACTACAACAATTCAAGCAACATTGTCAGCAGTGCGCACGAACTCTGTCATTATTCCAAAGTGGACTAGAATATCAACTGGAAGTGGCGAATATTTTGCTACTGTTGAGGATTTGGTTATTCTACCAGGTCAACTTAATGGATCCGTAAAAGCAGAAGCACAAATTGCCGGGGCGCGAGGCAATGGGTTTAAGCCGGGCGAGATAAGTACAATTATTGATCCTATAGCTTATGTGGATACGATGCGTAATATAACTCTATCTGAAGGTGGTTCTGATACAGAGGACGACGAATCGTATCGCGAACGTATTCATGAGGCTCCAGAATCGTTCTCTGTGGCAGGCCCTGAAGGGGCGTATGAGTATTTTACAAAGTCCGCGTCGCACCTTGTGGCAGATGTAGGCGTATCTTCTCCACGTCCAGGTGAGGTTAATATTTATCCCTTATTAGCAGGAGGAGGACTTCCTGGGCAAGAATTGCTCACGACTATTACGGATTATTTATCTGATAAGAAACGTAGGCCTCTGACTGATAAGCTAACTGTATTAGCACCTACTACTACGCAATATAACATCGACGCTAAGTATTACATTGAAAAAGGCGCCGATGCAACGGTGGTAAAAGCTAAGGCGGGTAAAGCAGTTAATGACTATGTTATATGGCAAAAGTCAAAATTGGGCCGTGATATAGTACCCAGTCGATTGGTTCAAATGCTCATGGATGTATCCGGAATTAAACGCGTTGAAGTAACGGCACCTATATTTACCCCGATTGCAGAACAAAGCGGCGTGGCAGTAGCCAATACAATCGCTGTAGCGCTCGCAGGAAGTGAGGAAGAATGATACTTGATAGCAAGTATACTAGTGCGGAGAATCTTCCGTCCTCAATCGATAGGGAACCAGTTAAGTCCCTTGCTAAAACGTGGGATGATATGCTGGCCGAATTTATGAATACGAATACTCTGTTATTATGGTCGTCTATTGATACTGAACCAGAGAGTGTAATTGATCATTTAGCGTATCAATTACACGTGGATGACTATGATAGTGGGTTACCGATAGAGACTAAACGTGAAATGGTGAAGAACTCAATTGATATTCACCGCCATAAGGGCACGCCGTATGCTGTTGAAAAGGCCGTACAGACTATATATTCTGATTCAAAAACCGAAGAATGGTTTGAATATGGCGGGAAACCGTACTATTTCAAGGTTACGCTAATCACAGCCCCATTAAGAGGCGAAACAGATATAGCTAAGCTTGTACGTGCTATTAATGCGGCTAAAAATGTACGGTCCTGGCTAGATGGTATTGAATTCATTCGACGAATTAACTTCAATAAGTATTTTGCCGGATGGTGCGGTGTATCTAGGAAAGTGAATATCAAGTGTGATTTCACGAATGCATGGCGCATTAATTTGAATACCCATGTAACGTCTTACACCGTTGAATCTAAGAAAACGAAGATTAATGTAGCGCTAGATAATAGCGTTAGATAGGAGGAATATATGGCAGAATGGTCAAATGCAACCATGACTGATATCGGTGCTGATCTTCAAGCGAAGGTAAATGCAGGCAAAACTAAATTGACATTCACTAAAATCAAAGTCGGTAGTGGCGTTAATGCAACGAATCCATTGGCACTAACTGATGTAATCTCCTCTGAATGGGAGACTACTAATTTTGTAGTTAAACAAGAAGGTAAAATCGTAAGCGTTGATACGTTTATTACAAATAACGGCATAAAAGAGGCATTTAGAATGTCAGAAATTGGGTTATTTGCCAATGATCCAGATAAAGGAGAAATATTGTATGCATACCTAACAGATCCTGAACCTGATAGAATGCCGGCAGAAGGGGGTGCGGTTGTTGTATCTCAAGAGCTAACTATCGGAATGATGTTTAGTAACACTGGCAATGTATCACTCACAGTTAATATGGGGGCGCTAGTTAATCAGGAACAACTTAAAGAGCATAACTCATCTACTTCATCTCACTCTCCTATAACAGACCAAATCAAAGCAATCCTTGGAAGTGCAAATTGGAAAGACACTCCTGCTAGTACACTTGTTACAATTAAAAATTTGTTGGGCCAAGGTGCTATAGTAGCATCTAAACTTGATGCTAGCGCAGGCTTTGTTAAATTTGCAAATGGTTTCACTATCCAGTGGGGACGCGATAACTATGATTCTGATGAGAGGAGTCATTGGGTTACTTTTCCAATATCATTTATTGAATGCTATTCTGCGGTGCCGTCTATAATTGGAGGTTCTAGTGATAGCATTAAGATTTACAATATTAATAAGACGGGTTTTGAAAAAGTTTCTTATTATAACTTTCAAACAAATAAGACAGTCTCGAGACCGTGTCTTTGGTTAGCAGTTGGTAAAGCTTAATGCCCAGTGGGGAATATCCTGGTTTGATTCCAATAGGTACTACAAAGATATTTCGCTACCGATTAACAGTACTATTCTGGTATCCTTAGCCACCGACGACTCTGTCAGTGTTGCGACTTCTGGATCGGAATGCTTTATTTCGTGGAACAGTGGATTTTCTCAATCTAATAGAACCGCAATCAGATTCTTAACTAACAGAGCAGATACTGGAAGTTTTGTGTGGATAGCCGTCGGATTATCTTAATACCCAGTGGGGAATAGGCGGCCAAGATAATGTAACTAAGACAGAAGTGCGATTCCCTATCAAATTTACAACTTTATTCATGGCGAACGCTATTGATGCGTACTGGTCGGGCTCAGATACCCCTAGGTATTTTGCCAACTCCGTGACTGAGAGCGACACCACTAAGGCCGTATTTTCGGCAAGTGATAGATATGCTGCTTCTTATTACTGGTTCGCTCTAGGAAAAATTTAATTACCTATAATCAGAAACATAATCTGGTCACCAACACCTTGCTGCCCTCTATAATCACTATCCTTGTACGTCAACTGATTTCTAGATGTCGATAAAATGATTTCAGAAAATGAATAATCACCGTTATATCTTGTTGCAGAAACGGCGATAGTTTTATTACTGAACTCTATCGGATATCGCACAGTCCATGGCTTTGGTTGATTATTAGCATTAAATAATACCCACTGGGGAGTTACTTTAATAATTCTATTGTTTTACGTAGTTCCCGAATGGTTTTGTGCGTGTATACCCTGGTAGTGATATCGCCTTGTTTATGACCTAACAATGCGCGTAACGTGTTAGGCGGCGCAATCGCATCAAGTAGACTTGTAAATGTGTGCCGGGTATCGTGGATAGTATGCTTGCAGTTAAGTTGTTTCATAATATCATGGAAATGCTTGCGAAATGATGTGTAGCTGATAGTGAATAGATAATTGTCTGTATCGTTGTATAATTGCTCAATTAATGGCATGATGCGGTGATGGATGGGAATGATACGCCCTTCACCAGCTTTTGTTTTAGCGTGTCTCACAATAAGGTATAATGATCGTCTATTGATATCTTGCCTACGTAAGTTAAGTAGCTCGCCGATACGGAGCCCGGTGTAGAGCAACATTAAAATCATTTGGGAATAAGAATTATCTATCGCCCATAATTTGTTGATTTGTTGGCGAGTGAATACTCTTCTTTTAATCATTGGTATATTGGGCCCTAGATTTAAGTGTGAGGCGTAATTAGTGATAGGGTAATCTTGGATGATTGCGTAATTAAATAATTGATTAAGTAACGTGCGGACTTTCTTACATGATGAGTAAGAAAGTCCTTTTACGTGCATGGAATTAATCACATTTTGAAGGTGCTGAAAATGAATATCCGTGATAGGCATATCCGCTATGTTGGATATGTGTTTAAAAGCAATATGGTAAGACTTAACGACACTCTTAGTAATAGCTTGTGAGTGAATAGGCAACCACTCGTTAAATAGTTGCCTTAATGTAATGGTATTGCGTTGTCTACGTTTTAGTATAACGGCGTAACGGCGCATAATTTCACCTCCGAAAGGATGCTACTATGAATCAATATGTATTTATTTTAAATGACAAAGGGGAGCGTATTACATCCCTGTGTGATAACACGTTGAGCCGTGATGATATTATGGCGCAAGCTGAACACGATTATCCAAATGCACAATATGTGTATTCTGCAGATGGTGACAGTATGCTAGATGAATTTATGAGCGGTAAATTGTATGTAAACGGAAAATTTATTAAGCCTGATCCGTATGTTCCTACAAAGGAAGATAAGATTAACGCTATAAAAGCTGAATATGAACCCCGCTTCAAAACGCTAGAAGAAGCGCAACGTAGATTGCTACTTATGGGAAAACCTACTAATGCAATTAGCACTCAATATATCAAGTTGAATAACGAAATGGTCGCACGAATTAAGGAGGTGCAATAATATGCCTAAATATATCGGTGATAGCAAAGTTCCTGTTATGGAATTCTGTGAGTACTGCTGGGAAGTACTCAACGATGACGGTACATGTCCAACAGAAGGATGCGTGCACAATGATTTAATGGCTTTAGATGAAGAATCATAAGGGCATGGGGGAGTGAATGGATATTCTTAATGATATTTTAATCATGCTCATCAGTGGTATATCGCATGAACATATAGTCAGTATGGGGGTAGTGATTATTTTAACCACTACATTGTTATTTGTGGACACAATACAGCGGATTGCTGCAGAAGTGTTGCGGTATAACAAAGATAATCACAGGCCTAATAATCCTATTACACTACTAACAACATTGACCTGGTATGGATGGGGAAAAGGTAGGTATATCGATGAAACTACCGGTGAACGGCGTAGATATTTAATGAGTGAGCGCCTTAGAGGTGATCTATTAAAGAAACTATGCATACAATATCCGGCATGGATGATACTATCCATTGTATTTATTTCATTACCTGATATCCCAATACCAAACACCAATCTATTCTTAGACCATATATTCTCTTATGCATTTATGCTGATACCATTCTTCGCTGAGTGTTGGTCTATTATTGAAAACCTACGTGAAATGGTTGAAGATGACCTAATTGATATAGGAAAAATATTTCAATATACGATTGAAATCATAAAGGCATGGAGGGGTAATGGATAAGCTAGCGATTATTAACCGCATTAAGCGGTCATATAAGTCCATTCGAATAGCTGGCATACGGCCAACAGGTGTATTAGCAACGAGGGCATTGGTCCTCGTCATGCTAGTACCGATGATATTAGTCGTTGCCCAGTATGTGCTATCGACGATTAAGGGGTATGTATCCCCTGAAGCGAATCAGCTTATCGATAAGGGTATTCTTATAATTGACCATATATTCGTACCATCAGTGCTTATGACCATTGTTGGATTGTGTGGCATGTTCATCGATAAGAACCATAACGGGATTCCAGATAAGCTTGAGGAACCAAATACATTGCCTATGAACAGACCTGGCATACAACAATTAGAGGATGATATTAACCATGACGAGAGGGGGAAATAAATGTTTAGACAATTTACAATGGACGAGTTAAAAGACCTAGCGCTAGATGCCTATGGCCAAATTGAAAAGGCGTACTATCATTGGACAGGGGTAAAAGGTGGTAAGCACTTCACAGATTACCATATCAACATCGACCGAGCAGGTACAATGTGGACCGATATAGAGGCCTTAACCGATTATAAGGAACACACCTATATGCGCAATAGTAACGCTGTAGGCATTGCCATTGAAGCGTGTTGGGATGCAGTCAGTGAAAATAACCTAGGTAGTGAACCACCAACAAAAGAACAGTTGACCACTATGACACAAATTATGGCGGTGCTTACTATTAATGCAGGTGTGCCACTTGACCTACAACATCAGATGACGCACGCCGAAGCAGCAGATAATCGGGACGGATTGGACCTCTATTATTTAGATCCGACGGGCTATCCAAATAATACGTACGGCCCAGACTCCAACGTTGACCGATGGGACCTCTTGGTGTGCCATGAGGGCGACGAACGATGGAGTGGTGGTGACTGGTTACGTGGCACCGCTCGATGGTGGGGTGCTCAGTGGGGTAGTACAATTTAGGAAGGAGTTACCATGTATGAAACTATCAAGAACAAAGTTATATCTGCGTTTACTCTTAAGCGTGTTATTTGTGGTGTGCTTAGCATTATTTCCATCTATTTCGCATGCAGCCTCATCGGAGGGTACCTCGACACAAGAGCCGACTATCAGCGTACCCGTGAGCAGTTGGAACGAACTCAAAGGGCGCTTGATGAAAGCAGAAAACTCAATCAACAACTCCGAGAAAGCATTGCAGCAAGCCAACAGCTTAACCGCAACGCAGGGAACAGCATTAACAGAATTGAAGATTATCAACGAAGAACGGACGAAGGAATTGAACGCGCTCAAAGCAATCAACGAGAAACAGGGGCAAGAATTAACGAAAGCCTCCAATCTCTTGACAACGCAAGAAGCGAAATTGAACGAAGCCTCGACCTCATTAGAAGAATTGACAGAACAAATCAAACGCAACAAACGAACCGAACAGCGCCTTAAACGGCAACGTGACACATGGGCCGTGGTAAGCGGTGTATTTGGATTGGCAGGTGCAATTCGTCGATGACTGAGAGGTGATCCATACATCTCCTGAGCATGAGCAGGTGGACTCATGGATTGACTATATAAAAGACCTTACCAGGATATAACTTGGTAAGGTCTTTTTTTTATATTTAATTTATTGCATACAATCTAAAAATATGGTGTAATTAGGGTAATAATAGGAGGTGGGAGTAATGCTGAAAGTTCTTAATTGTAATCCACATTTTATGAGGGACCCAGTGCCCGTGTCGAACTATGCTGAAGCGTGGGACGTAATATGTTCCATGCAAAGGGAATTAGGTCAAGGGATACTTGCTGTTGACAGAGAGGCTTGGGAAGTTTTGGGATTAGCTGAGCATTTCCCTGAATTTGTTTGGAAAGAAAATGTAAAGGCGGTATACATTAATAGTGATAAATCGTTACTGATTCCTGCCCCAAGGAGATATTGTAGATCTAATGTTTTGAAGCTTATCAAATTCTTTGGACTCCACTATTCTATCCGAGAAATATAAATGTATATATGACATCATTTTGACATCATATTATATAAAAATATAGTGAAATATAAATAGATACGCTAGTAATCGAGCTAGATAATTGCTGTATTTATAAGTTTTGTGTGTGAACTTTAAATGCCACGCCATCTTGAGGGGGTGGTGAGCTAACGCTCGTGCGGGTTCAAGTCCCGCCAACCGCACCAGCGCAAAAGGACTTACAGTTTTCTGTAGGTCCTTTTTTTATACCCGTATTGGCATACTTTCATATTATGTGTACAATCATAGTAATTAGTAATATACATTTATGTGTGTAGTTTTCAGTATGAGAGAAGATTATGGTTTTTAATTATGGCGAGACATTGCGTATTCGAAGGGATTTATATACGATCTTAGGCAAGATACGCTACATTGATACTCATGGGAAGATATGGTATGAGTATAAGTTAGTCAAACATAGTAATAACAAGGCATTTTGGCTCAGTTGGGATAAGAAGCGAGATGCGTACCAGTTTTCCAAGTTGTGTGGAAAAGCATTACCAGCCGATATGAAACTCGTAGATAGTGGTTATGAGATGGTAACGGGTGCTTGGGGTGAGGTAGACGTAGGTACTACTGATACTGCTAAATATAAAGAGTATGAAAATGCTGATGGTACTGCTACGTTTTCTGTTCAAGAGTGGGCTTTTGAAACGGAATATTCAAAA